TCAAGCGGCTCGTGTAGCGAACTATTCTCTTGATCGAGGTAGAGCGGCTAATCCTGCTATAAACGACTATTTGATTAGTTTTGGTGAATACAACGATCCTGATGTAATTCAAGTGGACTTCTTAGTTGCACCAGAAATTTCAGACAGTGCTGACTGTAGAACTATGGCCAACAGCTTGACTGCACAAGCGGTAGCACGTAAAGACTGCGTTGTTGTAACTTCACCTCCTGCAGAAATTGTGACAGGAAGAGGTTCGAATACCAGTACAATTGCTTCTGCTACAGCGGCATGGGCTAATACGCTGAACGCTTCTTCCTACTTGATCGTCGATGGCAACTACTTGAAGGTATACGATAAGTATAACGATGAGTATGTGAATATTCCTGCGGCTGCCGCAACAGCGGGTGTGATGGCGTCTACCGATCTGAATGCAGATCCGTGGTACTCTCCTGCAGGCTCTAGAAGAGGGCAGTACTTTGGAGTGACATCTCTGGTGTACAACCCTGCTAAGGCTCAAAGAGATACGCTGTATAAAGCCGGTGTTAACCCAATCGTTAACTTGCCAGGACAAGGAATTTTGTTGTACGGAGATAAGACTAAGTTAGGTCGTCCTTCTGCGTTTGATCGCATTAACGTTCGTCGCCTCTTCTTGGTGATCGAGCGAGCAATCAAAGGCGCCGCACAGAACGTTATGTTCGAATTCAATGATGAATTCACTCGTGCGGAATTCGTTAATATCATCGAGCCTTTCTTGAGAGAGATCAAGGGTCGAAGGGGTATCACTGACTTCAGAGTGGTGTGTGATGAAACAAACAACACTCCGAACATCATTGATAACAATCAATTTGTCGCATCGGTCTTCATTAAGCCTGCACGTTCTATCAACTACGTAACATTGAACTTCGTAGCAGTTAGAACTGGCGTAGACTTTGATGAAGTCGTTGGACTGGTTTAAGCGCAAGGAGAATAACTCATGGCGATTTTAGGAGTAGATGACTTTAAGTCGAAGCTGAGAGGTGGTGGCGCAAGACCTAATCTGTTCAAGGCGACACTTAACTTTCCAGTATACGCAGGGGGTGACGTAGAACTTACGTCATTCCTCTGTAAGACTGCGCAGTTGCCACAATCCTCAACTAACTCGTTTGCAGTACCGTTTCGCGGTCGCGAACTAAAAGTTGCGGGTGATCGTACATTCGAAGATTGGACAGTCACTATCATTAACGATACTGACTTTACCATTCGTGATTCGTTTGAGCGATGGATGAATGGCATCAACGCACACAGTGCTAACACAGGCTTGACAAACCCAGTTGATTATCAATCAGACTTGCTGGTTGATCAATTGGATCGTGACGAATCTGTGATCAAGCGTTATACGTTTAGAGGTGCATTCCCGACAGTTGTTGGACCAATCACCCTTGACTATGACCAGCGTGATCAGATCGAAACGTTTGATGTCACGTTCTCGTATCAGTATTGGGAAAGCAATACGACATCTTAATGGTGTACTAAATATAAGGGAGTCTTCGGGCTCCCTTATATAATTTTTTAGGAATACGTATGGCAGATAACGTAAACACATTGAAACTTTTTGGCTTCGAAATCAAGCGAGCCAAAAAAGATGACAAAGACAAAGAGAAATTACAGTCTGTTGTCCCACCAACTGACACTGACGGCGCGGGTTATGTAACTGCGACGGCGGGTCATTTTGGTCAGTACATTAATATGGATGGAGATGAGTCGAAAGACAACCATCATCTTATTTTGCGCTATCGTGGTGTAGCCATGCATCCTGAAGTAGATATGGCAATTGACGAAATTGTCAACGAAGGCATTTCTGCTTCTGAACTATCATCTTCTGTAGAAATTTCACTTGATGACATTGAAGCTGGTGAAAAGATCAAAGAGCAGATTCGTGAAGAGTTTGAAAACATTATCGGTATGCTCCGATTCAATGAGATCGGTCACGAAATCTTTAGGTCTTGGTACGTAGATGGTCGTATCTATCATCATCTTCTTATCAATGATGCACAACCAAAAGCAGGCATTCAAGAGATTCGAAACATTGACTCGACTCGCATTCGAAAGGTGCGCGAAGTCAAATACAAGAAAGATCCAACAACTGGCGTCAAGGTCGTAGACAAAGTTGATGAATACTATATCTACGAAGACAAGCCAGGCAACACGCAAACTGGTGTAAAACTGTCTAATGATTCGATCAGTTATGTCACTAGTGGTCTATTAGATGAGACAAAAAAGAAAGTTGTTTCGCATCTCCATAAAGCACTGAAGCCAATCAACCAGTTGCGCATGATGGAAGACTCGTTGGTCATCTATCGTCTCGCACGTGCACCCGAACGTCGAATTTTTTACATCGACGTAGGTTCTTTGCCTCGTGGTAAAGCAGAGCAGTACATGTCGGACATCATGTCCAAGTATCGCAACAAGCTGGTCTATGATGCAAACACTGGTCAGATCAAAGATGATCGCAAGCACATGTCAATGCTTGAAGACTTCTGGCTACCACGTCGAGAGAACGGACGTGGAACAGAGATCACAACACTGCCAGGCGGCGAGAATCTGGGACAGATAGATGACATCATCTATTTCCAGAAGCGACTGTATCGTTCTCTGAATGTCCCAGTGAATCGTTTAGAGCAAGAAGCACAATTCTCGCTTGGCAGATCGACTGAAATTTCTAGAGATGAGGTTAAGTTCCAAAAATTCATTGATCGGCTTCGTAGAAGATTCTCTTGGGTGTTCTTGGGTATTCTCAAGAAGCAACTCATACTTAAAGGTATTATCACCGAGCAAGACTGGGAAGAGTGGAAAGACAACATCTATGTTGACTTCGTAAAAGACAACCACTTTACCGAACTGAAAGAGATGGAGATTCTTCGCGAACGTATCGGTATCATGAACGAAATTACACAGTTCGTTGGTGAGTACTATTCGAAAGAATGGGTTATGCGTAACGTCTTGCGCATGTCCGATGATGATCTAGAAGCAATGAAAAAAGAGATCGATCAAGAAACTAAAGACGGTGAAATTGAAGATAAAGATGAAGAAGAGCAACAAGAGCCAGCGGCGCCTAAACCCGTACCTGTTCAAGTTGTTCCCGATGAACCAAAAGATGAGGAAAAATAATGTCTGACGAAGATGTAGTAATTGACGAATTGCAAGCAGAGCCTATTCAACCAAACTCTAAAGCAGTTGAAGATTTTCTAAAGGCGATTGAAGATCAAAACTTCACTCAAGCCGAGCGACAGTTTAATGATATGGTCGGTGATCGTTTGCAAGATACTTTGGATCAAGCCAAAGCAAGAATTGCGGCGTCTCTGGGTCAAGAAGAGCCAGAAGCTGAAGAAGATGATCTAGATGCTGTTGAGGACTCGCTTGACGATGACGAAGAAATTAGTCTTGATGATCTTGACTTAGACATCGATGATAATGAAGATGACGTGGATGAGGATGACGACGAAGACCTCGTTGCTCCTGTTTAAAAATCATTATTTTATAAATAAATAACACGAGACAAAATGTCAAAGGTAACTGATAAAGAAATTAAATTATTGGAAAAAGTTGCTAACGCCCATCTGTATGAAGTAATGGGCAACAAAGACAGGTATATAGACAAGCCTGATAATTTTAGCACAGTCCAATATATGAATGCAAGAGGACATGTTGATCAACTCAAATTAAAGGAGATGATCGTAAAATGTATCATAGATCATGTTGGAACGTCTGAAGCGTTTCTAAACATGGGAACAGCATGTGGTCATTTAGAGTATGCTAATCGATTGAACCACGGGCGATTGACAATCAGTTCATGCGAATGGGATTATCAATATGAGTGCTGTGAAAAGATACGTGACATGCTGGGCGTTCAGATCAGTTACAGATGTAATGACGTTTTAGGTGATGATTTTGAAATACGTGATTGTAAGACGTATTTCGATCACGTTATTTTAGATAGGTTTTTTCCTGTGTATCGAGCAGATACACACCACAGAACAGAAGAGGTATTGAAGAAATTTAAACCATACGCAAGGAGAGCAATTTTAATTGAGTCCGATGGCAACTGGTCAAAAGAACAATGGTCTTGGTTAGTCAAGACAGCCGAACGAAGAATTAAAATCTCAGGCGAATGGAATATGTTTCTGATAAAACTGGAAAACTTATGAAGACGTTTAAGAGCATCCGCGAAGCGAAGAAAAAAATGCCAGCAGGTGAACATGTCTTCGACAA